GAAGAATATAGCCAAGCATAAGGCAAGTAAAGATGTAGGTTATTATCACATCATTATAGTGTGGAGTGCAAGCAAAAACTGTATTCTTGAGGTGATTGATATCTGAAATGCACTCCATGAGTGACATTTTACGCTAACATTGTTCGTTTACATCTTGAGCAGTCTGTGATATAATGCTCATATCATTCAACCATGGAATACCAACATGAAAGTATTTGAGATCTTAGTCGAGTCATATAAACCTGCTATGAAGTTAGTCTTGATGGATCTTATCAAGCTGCTTGAAAGTAATCACATAGAATACATAGTTGGTGGCGCTCAAGCACTTACACTATACTCTAAACGCCCAAGGATGACTGTTGATATTGACATCTTCGCTGATGCTCAAGAAAAGCAAAAGCTTGACAAGCTGATGGTAGCTAACTTTAACTGGATAGACAATAGACGGTATCATTCTAAATTCGAACGAGCTGGTGTAGAGATTGATATCCTCTATGCAGACTCAGATGCTGAACTCTTTGCTATCAAACATAAGAAGAGATCGAGCATCCTTGATGTTCAACTTTACACAGCAAATCCAGAGGCCTTGCTCTGGTTGTACGTAGTGTCTGATAAAGACCAAAATACAGTTGATGGTATTGAGGTGATCCGAGGTGTAAAAGATCTTGACCTTGAGTTAGTGAGAGCGAAGGTTAAGAGATATGATCCTAAGCTGGTTGATAAGCTGGAGCTGATGATAGAAAAGGGTAGCAAGCCAGAAGCACAAAGAAAACGTGAGTAATCTCACATTCTCGTTTACATCTTGAGCAGTCTGTGATATAATGCTCATGTCGAAACTGAAGAGATAAAGATCATGGAAAAGACTAAACCTTATGTAGATCCTAACTTGAATGGTTACGGTCTTCCTTTCCACCCTACTGATGAATATGTACATTGGTCAGTACGAAATCCTATCTATAAGATGCGAGAACTGAGAGCCGCTTATGATGCTATTGTCAAGCTTGATCCAAAACTCTCTACCAGCCTTGAAACACTGCTCAATGCTGCCTATGAGAATGGGCGTGATGATGAAGCTGACAATAACAACCCGGACCTTTAAGCCATGACCATAACCTTCGTACAAAGCCTCAATGGTTCCACCAAGATCTTTTCTGACAGCACCGAGCTGGAGACCATGCTTGATGTCAAGGCCATGCGAGCCTTTCATGCTGCCAAGGCCAAGCTGCCACCAGTCATGGGACAGCAGATCCTCGACACGATCAGCAAGAAGCTGGCAAATGATCGAGTTAACTTGAGCCAGGCTGATGCAGCCGTTGTGATTAACTATGCTAAGAAGGAGTTAGGACTATGAACTGGAAAGATCATGAGATTGAAAGTACCGGTGATAGCCCAATCGCCATCCAACAGTCAAGAATTCGAGAACTTGAAGCCAGGGTAACCTTGCTGGAAGGTCTGTTACATGAAGTGACAGATACGTTCCGCACCTTGTCAAGTGAACAACCACTGGCTACCAACATTGAAAATGCGCTCTACCCTGAAGGGAGATGATCATGTGTAACTGTTACACAGTAGACCAGCCTGGAGCTGTTGATCAGCCATTTGGCACTTATTATCACAGAATAAACGATACCCTTTTTCAATTGTGATATATTTGTCAGTTGGTTTTCCACAAGTTAAGCAAACAAGATGTTTATCTCTTGTTGTAGGATTGAGTGCATTATACAACTTTTCACTACATGACCTACCAAAACAGTTTTTGATGATTTCGAATACGTCAGGATGACTGAACATTAGAGTGCTTGTCATGTTAGTGTTGATGGTAGGAAGCTGATCATAGACGATCTTCAGTTCTTGTTCTGATAAAACTTTAGCAGTTCCAGGTACATATTCAGCTAAAATCCTTGCAGCTTCTTTATGACGCTTGCTTAAAGAGCTATCTTCACCTTTTGCTACACGTCTATTAGCAGGATCTTTAAAGGCTTTAGAGCGACCTTCAAGAACCTTAGGGTCTTTTGAAGCGCAAGCATTACCACAAAACTGCCGGTAACCAGATGTAAGAGATATGAATTTCTTTGTTTCAGCTCCACATGTAGGACAAGTTGAGTACTTTATATACTCTCCAGGGTGAAATAGGTTCCATATCTTTTCGCCAAGCTTTACACCTGGACAATGTTCCAATATTGTTGAGATGCCTGGGATAGTCTTTTCAAGCTTTGTTATACTTGAGTTGATTGGTTGTTTTACTAAATGTTGCTTGAGTTGTTCTATGAGACCTTCATTGCTTGACATGATTGTACATCCTCCAAAGATAGTGACATTATATCAACTTCTCGAGAAAAGATACATCTTTAATACATTGATTTGCCTAATAGTGCTGAGTGATACTGAATAGCAAAGAAAAAGGCCCAAGGTTTTAACTTGGGCCAAATGATCAATCACCTAAGCGATTGATTTGATTACAATTTACAAGAAGGTCAAGTTGTTTACGACAATTTTACCATAGTAGTCGGCGCTGTTGGCCAAGCTTGAAGCGTTAGAAACGAAAGTCACTTTACCGTAACGAGTCATAACCATCAATTGGTTGTTGTATGTTTGTGGATCGACAACAGTGTTGGAAGTCATGAGTGGTACGTATGGACAGTAGAAGTAACCAGTGTCAGTTTCTCCAGATCCACCTTTGTAACCAACCAGCACGATATCAGAGGTAGAAGTTGCACCGCCAAGAACAGTAGTACCAGAAGCAACGATACCGAAGGACGCGTTGAACAGGAAGCTGTAAACCTTGATGGTGCCGTTAAGGACGCCAACGAGACGGGTGTTGTTAGGACCTTCGAATGAACCACTTACAGCTGGTGCGAACACCGACTTAGCAGCAGATTGAAGAACCGAAACGATCTGTGGAGAAACAACGATGAAGTTACCAGCGCCACGACGTGTCTTAGCAGCGATCTCGTTTGCTACCTTGTTGATCAGAACACCCAGGATAGCGTGACGATCGCCAACATAGTGAGGAACGCCAGTGAAAGAACCAGCCATGTCGAAAGTTTCTGTCGTACCAGCCAAGCGGATCAAGTCAGTAACGATTTCGTTGTCGATTTCATGAACGATTTCTGCAGACAAAGCTTGGGTGATTTCAGCTTCAAGGTCAAGACCGTGTTGAGAAGACAAATCTTGCATCGACTCGATGGTCCACTTAGCTTGCAGCTTACGTGTCTTAGCAACAACTGGTTGACGCAGAACTTGCAGACCAAGAGAACGTCCTGGGAAGCTTTCCATGTCGACTACATCACCAGCTTCACCAGCCAATGGACTAGAAGCAAGAGAGAAGCTACCAGCTGGAGTGTAAGCACCACCAGTGTTAACACCTGAGGTTGGGTCATACAGACCGCCAGAAGCCGCTGGATCTACGCCACCAGAGTAGAAGCGACGCATCTTGGAAGCATATGGAGTGGTCCAAGAGGTGTTACCAAAAACTTCGTCGTTTACATTGATGTCGCCACCAGGGCTTTCAGTTGTAGTTGCGTCATTCTTGTAGGTAAAGCGCAGAGAGAATACCAGGCCAGTAGGACCAGTCATTGGCTGAACACCAACGATCTCAGTTGCGATTGTTCCAGGGATAATACGGCGGATCATCGGGAGGATGATCTTTTGGAAGCTGCCGATGCTGCCTGTAGAGTTTACATCACCACCAGCAGTTTCAGTCAAGTACTTTGCTTGGTTGTCCAGTACGGTAGAAACGATGGCAGCTTTGCGTGGGTCAAGACCCTCTAACAACGCAGCCTTCTCATCTTGCCAGTTTTCGAAAAGTTTCATTTGTGGCTCCTATTAAGGGGTTATTGTTTGATACCAGCAAGTTTACGCATTCTCAAGAGGTGCGCAGCCTGTGCATCGTTTTGTACATCTTCCGTCAGCGATTCTTCATTTCCAGTCACGAGAGTAGCGGGTTTAGCCGATACGGTCTTGCTTTCAATGATTGCTTTAGGGTCCTTTGTTACGGTTGTGTCAACTGTCTCTTTGAGGATGCGGCCAATATAAACCTTGAACGCTTCTTCCAGCTTTTCAGTTGAAACATTTGAGAGGATGATCTTCATCTGCTCACGAGCGTTTCCGCTGAGAGGAGAGAGCAGCTCTTCTAGTTTGATGTTACGGGCTTCAGCGAGGCGAGAAGTCTCGATGTCAGCGAGGCGGGTCTCAGCGTCGGAAAGCTTGTCCAAGGCTTCTGCCAGGTCAGCTTCAACGGTGCCAAGGTCTTCCTTGCGGAACTTCTTGAACTCTGCTTCTACTGCTTCGAAGATCTTGCGGCCAAATTCCAGCTTCTTGACATCTTCAATATCTTCTTCGATTTCGCTAAACTCTTCATCGAGGCGGACCTCAAGGAAGGCGTCGATCTTGTCAACTAAGGCGTTCATCTGCTCGCCAAGTGCCTGTGCCAGGCGCTCTTTTTCTTCGACCAGCTTTTCAGCGTAATCAACTTCCAAATCACGGAACTTGTTGATGTCCTCTTTCAGCTCTTCGAATTCTTTAGTGAGAAATGCTTCAACCTTGGTGTCGACCGTCACGACAAGCTCATCTCTGGCCTTGACAAATTCTTCTGTCAGGGTAGAGCGGATCTCAACTTCAAGCTTAGAACGCTCTTCGGCTAAGTAAGCTTGAACGCCAGTAGTGAACTGTTCGCTAAGCTGAGCCTTGGTGTCTTCACTCAATAGGTCGGATGCCAGCAACTGCTTTAGGATTTCATCCATGCTTGCGTTCTCCAATGTTAGGTTAAGATGATGGTTTGATGATCATCTGAATGTTACATTGGTATTTAGTAGAGGGCTAAGTTTTGTGTCAAGAATTGACGCAAGATTGGTGAAAATGTGGTTGGAGAGGTGGAGCGGGTGAGAAACTGGTGATGCTTAGAGCTGTGCAAAGTCCTCGAAGCCGGCGTCAAGCAGCTCAGATTGGCACTCGAGGAGTGCTTTATTGCCTCTGGTGTTTGGCAGGTATTTGTTCAAGATGGCCTGAACATCGCGGTTTTCAAGTGTAACTTCTTCACAACCAGGTATCAATAGAAGGCCAAGTACGTGGGACTTGATAGGGTTGTGGTCAGCATAGAAGGTCCCATTCACCTTCTTCAAGATCTTGTGGATGTCCTTGAGTGATGTGAGCTGGTTGTGGGAGCAACCAAATGATCCATCAACAGTTTCCGGTGCAAACTCAAGAGAAGTCAACTTATTCTTGGTAACTACAAAGTTCGCCCCTACTTTTCGTGGGCCAAATTTAAGAGAAGTCAACTGGTTACCAAACACGTCAAAGTAGCCACCTACTGAAGAAGGAGCTCCTTCAAGAGATGTAAGTCCCAAATGTGGGGCTGCAAATTTACCATGCCAAGGTTCATCCTTAGTCTTGTCAGTGATCAACTTGTTGCTGATCATGAGACCGATGAGGTTCTTCTCTTTAGCTTCTGACAGGACTAATAGTTCTTGTAGTATGTTCATAGCTGTGCCCAATCTTCAAGATCCAGGTCCAGCAGCTCCGACTGGGCCTCGATGACTGCCTTGTTACCTCGGGTGTTCGGTAGGTACCGGTTCAGGACCTCCTCGACGACCTTGTTGTCCAGCACGACCTCTGTGCAGCCCTTGACCAGGAGCAGGCCCAGGACATGGGACTTGAGCGGGTTTTTATTCGCGTAGAAGGCTCCGTTCATGGACTTCAGGATCTTGTGGATGCCCTCAAAGGAGGTCAGCTTGTTGTAGGAGCATTCAAAGTCGCCACCGACTGAGCTCGGAGCACCCTCGAGGGAGGTCAACTGGTTGTTGGTGCAGATAAAGTGGCCACCGACCGAGCTCGGAGCACCCTCGAGGGAGGTCAACTGGTTGTTGGTGCAGATAAAGTAGCCACCGACCGAGCTCGGAGCACCCTCGAGGGAGGTCAGCTGGTTGTCGGAGCAATAAAAGTAGCCAGGCCAAGGTTCATCTTTGGTCTTGTTAGTGATCAGCTTGCCGCCAATCTTGAGGCCAAGGAGGTTCTTCTCCTTGGAGGCCTCAGACAGGATTAACAGTTCTTGTAGTAGGTTCATGGTAATCATCTGCTATTTATCCAGCATAATAACCATTAGAGTTAATGCAGAGTTTGGGCCAAGTAAATGACCCAAAGAAAGAAGCGATGTCATTGATGAAAGTGACAATCGGCTTTAACATGCCTATCATGAGATCAACAAACATCATTGGTAGAGCCTTAACTGCTTGCATAACTGGTGAAAAGATTTCACCAAAAGAAGGTATTGTAATTGATGGAAACCCTGAAAACGAGACAGAAGAACTTCCAGCGCTAAATGCTGCAGAAATAGCAGCAGTCATTGCCGCAATTGTTGGGAACGTTGGAAATGTTACGCTTGCTATAGTGGCGTGAAATGTGTCAGAGATGAAATTAGTGATGGAACTGATCTTCGATATGATAATATCGATAACACTCTTGATAGCTTGACTAAAAGTGAATTGGATCTTGTGGGATGTTTCGATATCTGGAGAACTAACTGCTCCAAATAATGGAACAGGGAATAGAGATGTAAATGCCGAGCCAGCACTGTTGATAGCAGCTTTGATCTTAACGTAGCTGCCATTGATAAAGTCCATTATAGTCACTCCTGATAAACCCGCTATTGCCGGTATCAGCGTTAGATAGTTTATACCCAGCGCCTTGCAGACATATTGTAGTAAACCAAGAACTAACCCACCATAAAATATGTTTTGGAGATCTACAGTCCAATGAGGGGTTGATATGCCGGGTGCATTAGTTGACCCAAAGAAAGGTTTTGGAAATGTTGGAAGGCTTGGTAAGCTGAAGCTTGATATACCAAATCCTGCAGCTATGTCACTAAATGTTGGAAGTGTTTGGCTTAAACAAGTCATGATTATCCTTGGTAGCTTGGGTTTCTTGTGGTTTTACAAGTTGCTTCATCTTCATCACGAACCCAAGGCTCATGATCTGGTAAGATCATGTGATCAGTGACAATGGTTGAAGAAACGATTAAAGCTGAAGCAGCTGTAGTAGCAGTCATAGGAGCTCCAGGGAGGTTAATGGCAGAACCAGCTAGGTTTAAGGCGCCAACAGCATTCAAGTTAATAGTTGAACCGGCTTGAATGGTAACATTTGTAGTCATCGAGCGTAAACTGACATCTGTTGTAGCTGTAGTGCTGACATGCCCCATTGCTTTCTGCTCAAGATCTTGGGCTGAGTCAAGCTTAATACTGCTGGTAGCTGAGCCTGCTTTTTCTGCCCACTCATATACGCCGCCAATAGTAGGCGAGCAGTACTTGCTCTCAACCAGCACAGGAGCAATAGGACCATTCATCGTCTTCAAGCTGATATCACGAGAAGCTGTTAGCATAACATCACCTTGATTAGACAAGGCTCGCACATCATAGGAGGCCTCAAGGTTGACTGACCGAGTTTCAGACTTGATGTTTACTCGCTTCTTCGCAACTATGTTGATGTTCTCATCAGAGTAAAGGTTGATGTCATTCTTACCTCTTATCGAGATCTTTGAGTCAGAGTAGAAATACAACCTACCATTACCTTCATCGAGCTCTACCCAGTTCTTACCCTGTGCAGTAGAGATGTAGATCCGCTCATTAGTGTCATCAAAGATGATCTGAGAACCTTCAGTGGTCTTCAGCCTGATCCTGCAATACTCATCCACATCTGACATGA